CCGTGGGGGATTCCGTGAGGGCTTCCGTGGGGGATTCCGTGAGGGCTTCCGTGGGGGATTCCGTGAGGGCTTGGTTAGATTCGGGATGGGTATCACACTATAAGTTTTTTTCGGAACAGTTTGAAGAGAATGCATTAAATGATTGGTGTATATACCTTGAACAAGTAAATGGAGGTATACTATCAGATACAGAGGTACACCTTGTACGAAAGCCAATACGTCTCGTTCGGAATAACGAAGGAAGATTACATTATGACCATGGCAAAGCAGTAGAATGGGAGGACGGTACTGGTTACTACTACTTAGACGGTGTGGAGCTACCGGAAAAGATATTTAACCGAGTAGTAAACAATGAAACAACAGCAGACGATATGTTGTCTGGTGAACTTAATTCAGACCAACGTGCAGTAGTTTTACGGTACTTGAAACCAGAACTACTAATTAAACAGCTAGTTGCAGAGCTAATCAACGAGGGTAAAAGTGGTACAAAACTATATGAGGTAAAAGACTTTGGAAAGAAAGTAAGTCAACAAACAGATATGGATGATGAAGAACTGGAAAACAGCACCGAGTACTTTATGCTTATGAAACATCCAAGTCTCGAAACTTTTTATATTGAATGGGTTAATCCTGATACAGTAAAAGAGAACAATTCAGCAGACTATTGCCAAGCAGTAGCCTTTGGACAAACCGCAGCAGAAATTTATAACCAAGCCGTAAAGGCATAAGGAGAACATTATGTTACAAAATACAGCAAATCAAGCAATTATGCACGGCGAAAATCTTATTAAGCCTGTAGAACTTCCAAAATGTTTAAAAGAAGTTAAACACAAGGGATTATTCATATTTGCTCATTCTGAGACAGGTCACAATCATGTTATTGAAGCGCCGGTAAGAGATAACTTCCGTATCTTAGAAGATAAAGAAGGAAATATATACTTTGATATTACTGGTGAGGCAACAATAAAACACCAGAAGTCATTTGATATTCACGAGCCTATTAAGGTAAAAGAAGGTACTTACCGAGTTTATAGAAAAACAGAGTATAACCCATTCACTAAATTAATTGGTGCTGTTAGAGACTAATGGAAAATTTAATACACAACTGGATAGACGAAGCCTGTATGGATTTAACAATCATGCGTCTAGACCTTAAAGGCTACTCAAGTGACTATATTTGGAATCGCTGGATTCGCTCAAATAATTAATACTAACAACCAAGGAATAAACATGACAACCCAAAGCGATAAAGCACGACAGACAATTATAGATAAATACGGTGATTGGGAAACATACCTGACTATTCGCTATAGAAGCCCAGAGGAGGCCGCTAAACGCTCTGAGGCTGCTTCTAAAGCAGGGAAAGCCTCACAAGCGAGTGGTAATGCTGTACGACCATTTACTGATAAACAGAAAGCTAGAGAAGCCCAGCGTTTAAGTGTTGAGGCTAAGAGGAAGAAATGAAACAGTCTGAGGCACAAATCGCAGTAGAAGTTGAGCAGCAAGTATTTTCTTACTTTGAAATATCTGCTAATTACGAAAGAGAATCTAGTGTTAAGGGCTTTATACAGCACATGATTGAGAGTTACGAATGATTGAAAAGTACGCAATTATTTATGCAGACCCACCATGGACATATAAACAGTCTGGCAGTACAAAAAATAGTCGAGGTATGGCAAAGCAACACTATAACACAATGAAGATTGAAGATATTTGCAGGTTACCGGTAAGAAACATGGCTGAAGATAATGCAGTTCTTTTTATGTGGGCAACATTTCCAATGATGGCTGAGGCGCTCAAGGTTATTGATAGCTGGGGGTTCATATATAAATCTGCTGCATTTGTTTGGGTTAAGCAAAATAAAGTTTCTTTAACACCATTTTGGGGAATGGGAGCATATACAAGAGCAAATTCAGAAGTGTGTTTGATTGCAATCAGTAAAAATACAAAAGCAAAAAAGCAAGTTCTATCTCATGCGGTTCATCAAATCATACATGCACCAGTTATGAAGCATAGCCAGAAGCCAGCAGAAGTCAGAGATTCAATTGTGAAGCTTTTAGGCGACAGGAAGCGAATTGAACTTTTTGCTCGACAAAAAACTACTGGCTGGGATATATGGGGAAATGAATTAGAAAATGATATTGAGCTATGAAACAACAAACCTGTAAATACATAGCAGAAGACAGTACTAAGTGCCTCTCTCTATTCCACACAAAAATGTATCACAACCCACCTAAGCCTATAAAACGAACACCAATAAAGAAACCCGACCATATTGCGGAAGTCCGCAATATGGTTTCAAAAAGTCATATCGTGGCCGGACACAAAATGGAAATTACTAAGGTTAAGAAACCTAGCAAAAAGAAAACAAAAAGCCGTTCCTACTACGTCAAAAAACTAGACAGTGTGTTCTCTCAATATATCCGCCAGACATACGCCATAGACGGCCTTACGGCCTGCGTAACCTGCGGAGTGATTAAACCATGGCAAGAACAACAAAACGGCCACTACGAATCACGAGGAAATTTGCCTACTAGGTGGAGTGAAGATAACTGCCACCCACAGTGTGTAGCTTGTAACGTGTTTAAAAAAGGTAACTACACCGAGTACGCTTTGTGGATGATAGACACTTATGGAGCGGACAAACTGGTTGGTTTAAAGGCGAGAGCTAATAGTAAAGAGAAGATACCGACCTTAGTAATAAAAGAAAAAATTGAGTATTATAAGGGGTTATTGAAATAATATAAGCTTTTTCTATTGCATTATTAGCACGACCGTGATATTATTGAATTAGTCCACAAGAAAGGACAACGAAGCAAAGTCGGCATTCCAGTTGTATATCGCCATCGTGCATACCGACCGACTAGCTTTACCAAATTAACAAACCATTGAGCCGTAGTAGTGCTGGTAGTAACGTGGACTAGCAGTTGCATATGGATGCCACTCTTAGCAACTGAAAAGGATTGCTACTAGCACCATACGGCTCAATACACACATTAACAATTAGAGCGTAATAGTGCTGGTAGTAATCTCGCTCCAGTCCTGTGCAGGGAATGGAGTTCTAAAGGGCGAACTAAATGATGAGCCACTCCGAAGACTGCATATTGTTACCAGCACCATACGCTCTAATACAAAACAGAAAGGGCTATCACATGCCAAACAAAAAGAACACCGTAGAAGAATTTAAAAAAGAAATTAACATCAAACAACTTAACGCTAACTGGCGCACTTTCCTAGTAATGGTAATCGCTGCAACATTCGTATTTACATGGATTCTGTGTTATTTCACAACCCACGCTCAAATCATGGAAGCAGCACAACTAGTAAATGAAGTGTCAAAAGTAAGTCAGTAGAAGCCGTCGCTACTGTTCAACCACCACAGACGGTAACTGAACCAACTATTGTGCAAACGCCCGTTACAGAGCCTCTGGTACAGCCAAAAGGTGATTGTATTCTGGTTAACCAGTATGATTGGAATACAAGTATTATGTATGCTATCTGTATGGCTGAGAGTGGCGGAAACCCCAATGCACTAGGTCATAATAAAAATGGAACTACAGACGGTGGGTTACTTCAAATAAACAGCATCCATGTAAATAGTGGGCTAATCAGTTCAGAAGATAGGTTTATACCTGAAAAGAACTTAGCTGCTGCGTACGCTATTTACAAGGGTTCTGGCTATAAGGCTTGGAGCAGTTACAATTCTGGTGTATATTTAAAGTATCTTTAACAACTCGAATGAAGACATGGCGAGATAAATAGCCCGGTTAGAGCAGGTTACACCTGTAAGTGAGGCGCATACAATGGTCGTTCATTGGTTTATCTCGTCTTCATGGGCTATGTAAGTTGAAGCGATTCCGACCATATTTGGTTCACTGCGATATATAAAATAAGCAGTAGCTTACATAGACCAACGCTACCAACCAGGCTCGCGCCCTCTTCGGTGATTGCATTCACTGGGAATGGTCTGTAACGAGCAAGTAGCATGATATCGTGAATTGTATCCGAAAGGGTTTGCTCGTTATCTAAACTACTTGCTTCCATGTTTTTGTTGGAGTTACCCCCAAGCACCTGTAAAAAGGTGCTATTTTATTTGCCTAAACCATTTACATTTTTGCACGACCGTGATATTATTAATACATCAACAAGTCACCGAAAGGACAAGTAAAATGGCAGTACGAAACTCACACGTAAGGCAATCAACCAAAGAAGTTTACGCAACACTTGACGGTAAGAAATACAGCCTAACAGCAGAAAATTGGAACGTAAACATGAACAAAGTACGTTATGCAGCGAAGAAGCTTGAACAAGGCAAGTTATCTATCCCAGTAGACGCTCAAGTTTACTACACGATTACACACTTACAAGTAACAGAAGAAGGAAAGGTGATAGCATAATGGAACACGAATACACCGAAGCAGAATATAAGGAACTGGAAACTATTTTCCCCTTTGTGGAAGATGATGATGAAGACTGCAGTGATTTCTTCCGTGGCCCTAATGGCGAATTAGAGGAGTGCTAATATGAGTACATCAATCAGCCAGGTCATTGCAGAAGGGGGTTTTAACCTTACTACCAAAGAAGATGCTGAGTGGCTTATTGCTCAAGTACCTCAATTTGAAGCACTTGTTACACTAGCAGAAGACCTTTTAGAAGCAATCGAAGACCAAGAACTAGCTAAGTCAGAAGCGCAATATCAATTAACTTTTGCGAAAGAAGCGTAATGTCACAAACATCAAAGCTACTCACTATGTTAAAAAAGGCCGGCAAGCATGGTATCGAAAACTATAAATTTCCACAGCAAGGCATTCTACGCTACAGTGCCCGTATTGCTGACCTACGCGCTGAAGGTTTTAATATCTACTGTGAACGAGTTATTATAAAGGGTAGATATACTGGCACATTTAAGTATTTTCTTATTGAAGAACCTAAACAGGAATCATGGATTGCAGCATTATGGCAAAAAGCAAACTAAGCAAAACAGTTATTACATACGAATGGGACAAAATCCTACGTACTATTAAAAAGGAAATCAAAGGACGTACCATATGAAAGAAGTAAAACTTGGCTGGTGGGTGAAGCGACGCATTAGAAAGCTATTTAAAGAGAGATATGACCTAGAAGAACTCTACATCATGTACAAGTGTATTATCCCCTACAGCCAGCTAAGAAGCATTGTACAAGGCGTTAAACGTTGGGAGAAGATATAATGGCTCACAAGGGAGTGCCTGCTAACCACTTAAAAGTTTTATTGAGAGTTGAGACAGATGAATGTATACTGTGGCCTTATGCTCAAGACCATATGGGATATGGATTAGTTTGGCACGATGGTAAAACACAAAGAGTCCATAGGGTTGCTCTAAAAATAAGAATCGGAGAACCAACTAAAAAGAATAAATATGCCCTCCACACTCCTTTGATGTGCCACAATAGACTTTGTTTAAACTATAGGCATTTACGCTGGGGGACACCAGCTGATAACACAAAAGATTCTTTTATTGATGGAACATTCGCAATTGGTGAAAGGAGCGGTTTTTCTAAAATATCAGATGAAAAAAGAATTATTATTGCATTAGATAATAGAAAAGTTAAAGACATAGCTATACATTATGGTGTTTCTGAATCATCGGTAGTGGTGTATAGAAGAAAATATAGAAGCTTAAACAACGATAATGGACTTATTTTAAAAGAAAGGATTTAACTAATGTCTACCCATAAAGAAGATACAGAACTAGATACATTAATTGACGATATAAGTAACTTTGTATCAATCAATCTACACGACCAACGCTGGGTAAAAGACGGTATCCAAGCCCTTATTAATAGAGAAATAGTAAAGGCTACTACTCACCTTAAGCAATTATTGGAAGACGTAGATGGATTTATTGTAGAACAAGGTAATTTAGCTGCGATGGAGAGCAATTTATTTCCACACGATAACTTTCACACTCGGCTTGTAGAAGCAATTAAGGAGCTAGAAGATGAATAAGCTTGATGAATTTCTACAGAATAACAAACCTATACGTTTTTACAGAATACTAAAAAGGTTGAAGCTATCACTTGGTAGATACCAGATAGAGATTAGGATATTACGAGATGAGCAACCCCATGCCAACTAACAAGCAAATAGAAGATATAATGCAACCAATCCGCAACTACGCAGATATTGTTGAAATTGACAAAGCCGTCCAAGCCCTCTCTGAATTATTAGTACGGGAACGGATAGAAGAAAATACGCTATGGAAGATAGTTGCTGAAGAAATTGTAGCCAAAGATGGTGTATACCGAGCAGTTAATTATTTGAATCAACGTAGCCAAGAGTTGCACGCCCAACTCACACCAGAAAGTAAGGAGGGGCAGATATGAGTAAAACAATTATTTGCTTTAGGGGTCGTTGTAGTACTTGGGGTAAAAGCTGGAAATATCATATGTGGACTGCTAAAGAAACCATAGATGAAGGTGAACGTACTGGTGAAGTAGTAACTACAAAATCAGATACCTGTTACCGATGTGGATTTACAAAAGAGGAGGCTAAGAATGACTAACCAAGACACCCTACCCCAGCAAATAATGTTCGCTAAGGTTGACAAAACAGTTAGGAATAGTTTATGACCCTACTAGATGATAAAGCACTACGAGAAGTAATAGCTAATACGATTTACTTTAATGGTGTGAAGAATGGTCAGATTGACCCAGAAGATAATAAGGCAGTAAGTCGAATGTTTGACCTCGTGAAGGAACAACAACGGGCGTATGGGGAAGCTGCACGTTCTAATGACCCACACCTATGTGAGTTTGGACATGAAGTTTATAGCCACAAGACGGTAGATGGATATTGTTGTGCTTGTGAAGCTGATATTGCATTTATGGAAGGGGGTAAGTAATGGCTAAAGATGCACATAGAATGTCGATACAAAACAACACTAAAGATTATAGTGAAGAACTAGATAAAATATTTCCATGCGATTGTGCATTTACTAAAGGGTTCGCCTATAAGGTCGGTGACACTTGTGACGGTAGTTGTGTACTTGCTAGCTATAGAGAGCGTGTTGCCAACCTCCTCCATAAACAAGATATACAAAGCCGTTTGGCGGAAATCAAATCAACTAAGGAAAACTCTGATGTGGCCTACCTTAGCGAAGACTGGTTTGCTGACGAAAATATTAAAGATAATTCTGCGCATGAAGTGCCATTGTCATACTTCGTAACCCATATCACTTCATTAGAACAAGAATTGGAGACAAATTCATGAACAAGGAATATATAAAATTAACCTTGCTGAATAATTTCAATACGATAATAGGTGATGGTGGAAAGTCGGGTACTTCTAAATATTGGGAAGTTCTCAACGAAAGTGTACTAGGCTCAATGGTTATCAAATCAAAAAGTGGCGTAGCTTATATATTTGGGAAAGATGTAGTGGACGAGGTTTGGACTAGCAGCCCAACATTTTTAGTACCAAGCGGAATGATGTTTAAGATAGAAAAAGACTTTAAGCGTACATGGTACGGCCGATATTTTAAGGAAGCGAGTAAGCAATGAATGATAAACCAGAAAAATTAGTAGTTGTTATTAACGAAAATATAATAGTATCTGTAGTTAAAGATATTTTTACTTTCGGAATGTTCGCAGGGCTTATGTATTTTAACCACCAATATCTAGATGGAAACGGGTGGATTGACATGGCATTTATACTATTTGTTTTCTTGTTTCTTACAGCTAGAAGTAGCAAATCAGTATTTAGAGGCACAAAATCAGAAGCAATTAAATGGTTACAATAAAAGGTAAGCAATGAAAACAATTAAAGAGGAATGGCTACCTGTTGCTGGTTATGAAGACGAGTATCAAGTAAGTAATCTTGGTTCAGTAAAGTCATTAAATAGATACACTAAGAGTAGGTTCAGCTTGAAGAAAAGCCCCGGTAAAGTACTAAAAGGTGAAGTTGGGAAGGTAGGATATATAAGGTTTCAGCTGTCTAAAAACGGTATTACCAAGAGATATTTTATACATAGATTAGTCGCTAGCGCTTTTATACCAAACTGAGAGAATAAACCCTGTGTAAATCATATTAATAGTGACAAATCTAACAACAAATCAAAAAACTTGGAATGGGTGACACACAAAGAAAATACCCAACATGGACTTAAAGCAGGCACTATAAAATGTGTACCGAAGAAAACCCATTGCAAGAATGGACACCTACTCGCCGAAACTCAATTTTTTTATAAGAGCGGTGCTAGGCAGTGTTCAATTTGTTATCAGATTTATATAAAAGCATATAGAATAAAGCGACGTGAATACATACGCAGTATTAAAGCAAAAGAACTGTTAGGAGAGTAAATGAACATAACACTCAAAACAGGTAGCCAGATGGTAGACGTGAAGGGCAAAAAATATTTAGTAACAATAGAAAGATTATAGAGGTATAATGTTTGAAGTATTAGTAACCATACTTCTTATCCTTATATTGCTAAGTGTTGCATAAGTTGTTATACTACCAGCATTATTTAATGGAGCGAACACAACGATGGCTCAATCTCCTGTTGGACGACCAACTAAATACACTCAAGAAATAGCAGACCTCATATGTGAACAGCTTGCAATGGGTATATCTATGCGTTCAATATCTAAAGATGATGTTTTTCCTGCAATGAGTACGATGTTTAAATGGCTCAGAGAACATAAAGAGTTTTCGGAGCAATACGTGAAGGCTAAGCAAGAATCAGCAGATGCTATGGCAGAGGAAATACTCTATATAACAGATACGCCTGAGCGTGGGATGATTGTTACTACAAAAGCAGATGGGACTATTGAGACAAAAGAAGAAGACATGTTAGGACATAGGCGTTTACAGGTAGATACTCGTAAATGGTTGATGGCTAAGATGAAGCCTAAGGTATATGGCGACAAGCTTGATATGACGAGTGACGGTAAAGCATTGCCATCTCCTATTTTAAACGGCATATCTATGCCTAATAATACCAACCTTGATATAAATGAAGCAAAGTAGTGCCGAGATTTACGGCCTGGTATAATTTACCTACTAAAAAACTTATCATGGATGATATAAATGGCATTTACTGAAACAACAGCGCTGCATAAGATAGCCCGGCTTCGTAAGCGCATACGTGGTGTATCAGGTGGTACGAGTGCTTCTAAAACTATTAGCATTCTTATGTGGCTTATCGACTATGCACAGACACGAGAAGGGGAACTAATTAGTGTAGTATCGGAAAGTATTCCACACCTTAAACGTGGAGCTATGCGTGACTTTCTTAATATTATGCAACAACAACATTACTACAAAGAAGACTTATGGAACCGAACTGACTTCATCTATACCTTTGAAACAGGTAGTAAGATTGAGTTCTTCTCAGCCGATGCACCAGACAAGGTGCGTGGCCCAAGGCGTGACGTCCTGTACATGAACGAGGCTAATAACATGACCTATGAGACCTATACGCAGCTTGAGGTTCGTACTCGCAAACTAGTATGGATTGACCATAACCCCGTCAACGAATACTGGTGGTACTCCGAAGTCATGCCCAATAACGATGTAGACTTCCTCACCCTTACCTACCTTGACAACGAAGCACTTGACCCCTCTATCGTTCAATCAATCGAATCACGTAAGAACAATACTGCTTGGTGGCGTGTCTATGGCCTTGGGCTACTTGGCGAGGTCGATGGTAAGATTTATAAAGGTTGGAATATCATCGACTTTATACCGCATGAGGCAAAGCTTGTCAGCCGTGGTCTAGACTTTGGGTTTTCTAACGACCCCACAACAATCATTGACGTATATAAATATAATGGTGGCTTTATCCTTGACGAACGTCTCTACCAAAAGGGAATGCACAACAAGCCTATCGCTGACTTTCTGCTTAACCTAGAAGACCCACAGATGACAGTATTTGCTGATAGCAGTGAGCCAAAGAGTATTGATGAGATACGAACATATGGAGTCAACATCCTCGGGGCTAAAAAGGGCAAAGACTCAATTAACCAAGGTATTGACTATTTACAAGACCAACGCATCTCAATGACAAAGCGCTCAACCAACCTTATTAAGGAGTATCGTATGTATATGTGGGAAACAGATAAAGACGGCAAGATACTCAACACTGCCATTGACCTATGGAACCATGCGCTAGATGCCGTGCGGTACGCCGTCGAAACCTATAGCCGTAGTTATGCAACAATTGCCGGTATCGTGACCTCAACGCCATATGGACAGCTTAAGACGAATCCTTTTGAGATAGATGAGAACGGACAAGCACACGGGATGTATGACATCGGTCGAGTTGTTAAGAATAATGCAGAATGGGAGGACGTCTGATGTATATAACAATGTACATCTACACCAGCCAGCTACCCGGCTTTGAGTTACAACTATTCCGTTGTCTTAACTGTGGTCGAGGACTATTTAAGGCGAGTGCTGAGGCCGTAGTGATAGCGAACATCTCAGGTATGAACCACTTATCCTACGAACCAGGTGCGGCATACTTTGAGCACCAATGCCATTCATGCAAAACACAATATCGTGTACTTTTTCAGAGTAACTAGTGATATACTCAATTTATTAGGCATTATATAACTAGCCCCACCGAGGGCTTTTAATTTTAGGATAAATATGGCAATACAATACAACAACGGCTCACCATTTCTCGGCGATACATCAGTTGACAATATCGTTAATCAAACAGGGACGATAGATACTTTAGCACCACTAGATATTGATATCCCAGACATTGATATTATTCGTAACCTTAATATGCGCATTCAAGACTCTCAAGCATATTGGGATAGTGCTAAAGGCTTTGATTTAACAGCCCGACGTAATAAGAACGTACGTTATCACTTAGGACACCAGGTAGATACTAATAACCTCTATCGTTATCAAACACCCTACATTGAGAATGAGCTATTCGTTGGCCTAGAATCTATCCTTGCCTATACAACTGCACAGCAGGCACAGCCAGAGATTTACCCAGCTCAAGATACTGACCGTTCAAAGATATTTGCCCAAGACTTAGAAAAAGCACTCATGTCCCACTCACAAAAGTTTGACCTAATGGCCCTAGTCGAAGTTGCTGTGCGCAACCTCATGCTCAAGCAAATTGGTGTTATTAAACTTAGCTATAACCCTGACTATGGTAAGAACGGTGAAGTTATCCCAACTGCCCCTGACCCCGCACATATTATCTTTGATAAGAATGCTGTTAAGGGTGAGAACCCCGAGTTTATTTGCCACGTACTCAAGATGAGTGCGAGTGAAGTATGTGGACGTTGGCCTAAAAAGAAAAAAGAAATTATGGATGCTCTTGGTATTAAACGTGAAGGCTATAAGAATATGGAGCAAGAGGTAGCAATTTCCGAGGTGTGGCTTACTTACTACGACAAAAACTACAAACCTCAAGAAGGACTAGTTTATTACTTTGGTAAGGTAGTGCTTGAAAAGAATAAGAACCCCAACTGGATATACTCTGACGCTAACCGTAACTTCCTTGATACCCCATTAAAGCCATTTATATTACTAAATTTCATTAACGATGGCTCACACGTTATTGACAACACTACACCGTTTGAACAGGCACTAGGTATGCAAGACGTACTTAACAAGCGTGGCCGTCAGATTATGGAGAATGCAGACCGTGCCAACGGAACACTCGTTATCTCTACCGACTCGGGACTTACTAAGGATGACGCACAGAACCTTACCGGTGACCCTAACCAGAAACTGCTTATTAAAACCGCTGGTCAACGAACCAGTGATATGATTTACCAAGTTCCACCACATGACCTACCTAACTATGTCATTAACGACAAGATGGATGCTCGTACAACTATCCATGCTATTCTCGGTACACCTTCAGACTTCACCGGTGCAGATAACGATGGCAAGGGTGAAGAAACACTTGGCCAATCTATGCTCAAAAAGAACCAAGCTTCGGGCCGTCAAGACGCAATTGTCCGTGCTATTGACCGCTTTATGGATAAATACTTTAACTACCTTACTCATATGATGGCTGTTCACTACGATGAAAAGCATTTCTTTGTATTTAATGGTGGTGACGGTGAGTTTGATTACATCACCATATCCCGTGACCTATTTGAAGATGGTATTGCTGTATATGTGAAGGCCGGTACAACCCTACCATTCGATAAGGGACGCCAAGAAGCTGTTTCGCTTAAGCTTGCCGATATGGGCGTTATATCCCCTCTCGACCTTTATAAAGACCTTCACATGGATAGAATCCAACAACGCTACGACAACTGGTACAAGTATAAGACAGCCCCAGAGGAGCTTGCTAGGGACGCTCAAGAGAATAATGACCAGTCTGACGCTTTTGTTGCCTATACGGACATTATGAACGGTAAGGATGCCCCCGAGAAGCTTGACCCTAACCTTGATTACATTCTTTCACTTCGGAAGCTCATGGTTAGTGATGAGTTCCTAAAAGCAGATAAGAAGAAGCAGTCAGCATTCATTAAGTTTGTTGATAAATGTATTGACTCACTTGACCTACGTAACGCATTAGATGAAATGTCTAAACAGGGCCCTGATGCCCTAAAGCCTGGCGCGCCACAGCAACCTCAAATGATGCAACAACCACAAATGCCAATGCAACCCGGTATGCAACCGCCAGCTCAACCACCAATGATGCCAAATGGATTACCCCCTAGCGGTGCTGGACAACCTCCACAAATGGGATTACTTGGTTCATTCCCACCTCAAGCACCCATAGCCCCATACCCCGAACAGGGTATACCGGGGCTTCAGAATCCTTCAGCACCACAGACGCCTAGCCCAGCAAGCGTTACTGGTTTACCAAGCTCCTAACAAGTGGTATAATTCGGCTATATAACTAAGGAGAAGCACTGAATGAGCGCAACTACCGACCTTGTCGATGCAATGAATGACGACTTATCGCCTAATGAAGAGGTAAATGAAGAAGTAACCGATACCACCGAAGAGTCTAAAGATACTAATGATACTGGTACGGATGAAGAGAAAACCGAAGATGACGACGATGGATATGTTATCGACGATGAAACTGAAGACGAAACAAAAGAAGAACCAGCCAAACAAACGGCAGTGGAGAAGCCAACTAATCTTACCGCTGAACAGCAATTCATCTACGACGGACTTCCAACCCTCAGTGTTATAGGGAAAGACGGAACAGTTCGTAATGTTAAGGTACCCAACGAACTCCCTAATGATTTCGAGTTTGCAAGCTCTCGTGAGCAAGCAAACTTCTTCGCAGCGGTTGCTTCACAAGAACTCAAAGCAAACAATCTACAACAAAAGTTTCAGTCTGACGCAAATCAGAAATCAGCCGATGAGTTTGCTACCCGGGAAGACCGCGCTATTACTGACGATATTGCAAATCTCCAAAAGACTGGTGACCTACCAAAGTTCAAGAAGCAACCAAGCGACCCAGACTTTGACTCAGACCCTACCGCTAAACAAGTAGACGAGATTGTTCAATTCATGCAGAAGAAGAATGCTGAGTACTTAAAGCGTAACCAAGCCGGTCAAGCATATCGCCACATTGGGTTCGAAGAGGCTTTCTACCTATACCGACGCGAGAATCCTGAAAAGACACGCTCTGTAGAACAAAAGGCAGAAGATGCACAACGTAAAGAAGTCACTCGTAATGTAAGCGCTAAAGGCTCACCTGCGAATGCGGCTAAGCGTACACCTATCAACGCCCGCTCTACTCGTGACCTGTATGCCTTCATTGATGGTATGGATGACTAATGAGGAGCTGGCTCAAACTCTACATTGATTTAGACCTATTATTACCATTGCTACCACAACTTGATATACTCATTAATGAGCGAACAATTGCCGGTAAACTTTCAATCCGTTTAGATGAGATAATAGTTACCCCGAAGCAGTTTAAACTATTAAGCCAACAACTCATAGAAGATACACTCCACCGAACACTGTTATATAGGTCAATACCAATTAAAGAAGGAAATACACCCCATGAATACTAACTGGTTTCTCGCTATACTTGTTATCAAGAAAATAATTGATGAAGATACTGCTACCGAGCTTGCACGTAAGCTTGATATAACTACCTATTCACACGACTTTACAGATGCCCTAGAAGATATACAAAAGCTTCTCGATGAAATAGAGTCAGAATAGTTGCAATTTCTAGTACACTATATATAATGTAGTTATTAGGCATCTCCGAAAGCCCTCCACCGAGGGCTTTTTTGTTTGCTGAAAAATAACGTAATTAAGGAGCAATATATAATGGCAGGTCAAGTATTTACCGACCGAGTAATTGATATTACTTACCAAGACATCCTACCGAGCATTGTTGACCAAATCAACAACTCAAACGTTTTCTTGGCTAAAGTTTTAAGCAAACCAGAAAAATGGAGTGGTGTCACCGAGAACCAACCTATTAGCATTGCGAACTCAACCACTGGTGGTTCATTCGCAGGTTTGGATACATTCCCAACCGCAGCAACAAACAACACCCGTTTACTTACTTGGTACGTCGCAGGTTACGAACAATCAGTTGTCGTCCCTGGTATCGAAAAAGCTATTAACGGCAACAGCGAAAAACAAGTTCTTCGTTTGCTTACCACTCGTCTTGACGAAGCTAAGATTAGCGCTTCACAAAGCGTTGGACAAATCTTCTACGGTCTTGGTGCGGGTAAAGACTTTGATGGCCTTGGACTTATTGTTGACAACGGTACTGCAACTGCATCATATGCAGGTCAGACTCGTACAACTAGCCCATTCATCAACGGTGACGTTACTGCTGTTACAGGCGGTGTTATCACCCTTGACTACCTATCAAGCGAATTTGACAACGTTAGCGCTGCTGGTTCTACATCTGAAAGCCCTACACTTGGTCTTACGACTAAAGCAATCTGGACATTTATCGAAGGTGTTATGCAACCAATGGTATCTGCACGTTACGAAACACTCCAACTTAAGGGTTATGACCGTGTTGACGGCGGAACTCCCGTAGGCACATCAGTCCCAGAAGGTGACGCGCGTCTTTCAGGCTTTGGTGGATTCAACGCCCTAAGCTACCGCGCTCGTCCACTTGTTGCAGACGACAACGCTACCGCTCAGACATTCTACTGGATTAACGAAAACTACTTGGCTTTCAAACGTCTTGTAGACTCTGACCTTGTACAAATTGCTTCAACTGTTCAAGTAACAGAAGGCTACTACAAGGACGTTCCAACACCTAGCGCTTGGCAGTACCGAGACTTGCTCTCACCTGTCAACCAATACGGTGAAGTAGGTCTGTTACTCCTAATGGGCAACCTCATCCATAGACAGCCCCGCCGTAACGGAAAACTTCAAAACATTACGTCAAACTAAAAAGATTTCCTATATTTAACCCTTTGTGCTACAATAAGTACATGGTTAAAAAAGTATCAATCAGCAAAATAGTTTTTACGGAAATGTATGTCAACGAAAAGAAGACTGGGTTAGAAATAGCCCAGTTTTTTGGTATCGGAAGAACAACAGTAAGTAGGTATATAGATAGGTATGGGCTAGAGCGTAGAGGAGTATCTGAGGCTCGTAAGTATAAATACTGGGGTATGACTGATGAAGGTAAGAAAAAGATGTCCGAAAGGTTAAAAGGTAAGTACGGACAAGACCATCCAGGGTATAAAGGTACAAGTTTTACATTAGTAAAGGGATACAGGCGAGTAAATAGGGAAGGTAAACGAGTATTAGAACATCGCTATATAATGGAAAAACATCTTGGAAGACCACTAACAGATGATGAAGACGTCCACCATATTAATAAGATTAGGGGAGATAATCGTATTGAAAATCTTCAACTAATGACTAAACGTGAACACATGCAACACCATTGGAATACTGAAAATAAAAGTGAAGTACTCAGTAAAGCAAAAAAGGAAAAGCGACAATCTAATTAGCTTACCATATTTTTCTTGCCATCTCACTCAACCTGCCTTATTATAGTAACTAGGCATACAACAAAGCCCCCTCGTAGGGGCTTTTTATTATTTAAAGGAGAAAATATGCAAGACGGACCACGATTTTTAACAGACTCAGATATTAGCGTACTAACTACAGTTAAACGTGAAATCTATGGAACCATTGGCCAAGCGGCTGACGGACGACGATACCGATACGTCCAGTTCGGTGGAACAGCAACTATTGCCTCAGGACAATTAGTCGTAGCCCCTGCGGTTACTGCTGCTTACCAAGGTTTAGCTATCCCAGCTGCCGGCGCAAGCGGACAGGTAGCAGCCAACTTAGCACTTAATGCAACTCAAATTGTTGTAACAAACGGCGCAACTGCAATCACACAAGACCAGTTTGCAGAAGGCTACATTGAAGTACTTGTTGGTGCTGCTGGTGTTACTAGCTCATACCTATACAAGATTCGTGGTAACACTGCCGATTCAGTTGGTAGCGCACCTGTAACTGTTTACCTTGCCGAACCACTACGTAATACAACTGCAATTGTTGCCGGTACTGACACGGTAAACCTTAACGTAAACCTCTCTGCTGGTGTTATTACATCTGCAACAGCTAACGTCCCACAGGGTATTACTATTGCACCAGTTCCTAACACAGCGTCTGTTACTAACTACGGCTGGGTACTTACGAATGGTCCAGTAGATGTTAAGAATGATGCCGTTGGTACAATCGCAGTCGGTACAGCAATCGGACAGAGTGTAACAGTAGCTGGTGCGGTTCGTACGGCTACAGCTTCAACTAGCCCAGTTATTGGCTACACTCGTGCCGCTATCACCGCCTCAACTGCAGGCCCAGTATACATTTGTATTAACTAATTCTTACATAAGAATCTAAACCATAACTCTTAAAGGAGAAAATCATGGCAAAACTAATAGAGAAATACGTTTCCGTTGTTCGCTTAAACCGAGGTATTACTACTGCTTACCCTGTTACACTCAGTGGTAGTACGTCAAACTTAACCGTTGGTGGTACATTGACAGTAACAGGCAATACTTTTGGAATTACAACACCATTAGTTCAAAGTGCTCTTGTTGGTGCAACAGTAGTTCTTACAGCTGTACAATCTGGTGGCGTATTCCAAAACCGTTCAACAAGTGGTAGCCCTTCGTGGACACTTCCAGCTGCAACAACTGCAGGACTTGAGTATACGTTTATTACTGCTAATACGACGACTGGCTTCACCATTACAGGTGCACAAGTTATTCATGCTAAGACAAGTGCTACTGGTACGGCAATCACAACAACAACAACCTTGACTAATACTCAGGCTACAGCTGTTGTAGGTGATGCAATCACTATTGTAAGTGATGGTACAGCATGGTGGATTACCGCCCAAACTGGTATCTTCGCAGCTTCATAGTAAATAAACAAAAAAGAGACAGCCTTACATTGTAGGGCTGTTTTGTATGGCTGTTTCTTGTTATAATAAAAGTATGAATAATAAAGTACTTTATGATAAAGAAGATGAGGAGCTAATAAATCAATATAAGTGGTATAAGCCTCGTTTATACCATCCCCGCAGTAAGACAATGTATGTTACGGGTTATAAAGATGGCAAAAAAGTGTTAATGCACCGCCTAGTAATGCATTCACCCAAGGGTAATATAGACCATATTAATGGGAATGGTCTTGATAACAGGAAAATAAATCTTAGAGTAGTAACAAGAAGCCAAAATGGTGCTAATAATGATAAGTACAAGAATAATACATCTGGGTATAAAGGTGTGTCTTGGCATAAAAAAAGAAAGGTTTGGCAAGCAAGTTTGTCACATAATGGACATACTGTTTTTATTGGTAGGTTTAACAACCCCATTGAGGCAGCAGTTGCATATGACAAAAAAAGCGTTGAGCTTTTTGGAGATTATTCAAAACATAATTTTTAATTGTATACAACTTATGTTACAATTCAGGCATAACTTAATTGAGGTCTATCAATGCCACTTATTCAGAACGAAGAGCAACTACAGCAACTAGAAAGTGCGTCTAACGTCAATGTAACCTTATTGTTCCAAGAGCGACTTCGTGAACGCTATAAACCCCACGAGTTTGTAAAAGTTATTAACGTCGATGATGAAGACTTTATTTGGCAGTATATGCCCGAGAGCGGTGAGGAAACCGCACAATCAAGTGATGGTATGCACCGTATCGTTACCCGTACACGACCAGAAGTATGGCTTATCGAACCAGGAGAAACAGAAGTACTCCAAGGTGCTAATGCTAATGTTATGATTGAAGCCCTCTATAAAAAGATTTCAGCTAAAAGGGTCATCGCTAAAACTCCTAACCAGTCTGCTACTTCGGCCCGTAACTTTAACTGGACTGACCCAATTGCCCAAGAAGAAGCTATTGACCGCATTTACCTTGGTAAAGAGAAATTAAATTTTGGAGTTACTAAAGATGAAGAGCCAACTCGAACTGTTGGACGACCTCCAAAAGTTACATCAGCAGATATCTAAAGCAAAGGCCGAACTTAACAAGATTAAGGACGAATCTGGTACGCGTAAACGTTACTTAGCTGAACAAGAGGCCATTATTTCTCATATGATGGAAGAAGCTAATAATGCAATTGCTGACGCACATACACAATATTCTCAGTTAGAGCGTTCAATTAATTTTATGGAAAGTCAAAAAATTATACTTAAAAGTGAGATTGAGACCCTTGTACTTGATAAAAATACACTTGAAGCAGATATAATCTTAATGGTTGAAACTAGTAATATATAAGGAGTAAATTTATGGATAAAAAAGAAGCTGAGTCAATTATAAAAGAGGCTTGTGCGTTACTTGTAGCAAATCTTGCCTCACACCAGCGAGTACAAGAAGCACTAAGGGTAATATTTACTCCAGAACCTATTGTAGAAATGCCTGTAAAGAAGTAATATATAAACATATAGGCATTTTTATTCTAGCCCTTCGCAAGAGGGTTTTTTATTTTTTAAGGAGATACAATGGTTTATACACCAACTGGCCCACGAACAAAAGTAGCACCTAACAACTTTGGTGGCCTACGTAACGATGGCAACCGTGTAGCGATGACGGGCGCACTTGGTAACGCCTTTCAGACACGAGATGCAACTGGAACCCCGGTTATTTCACCTGTTACGGTTGCGACAACACAAACACTAGTTGTCCCAACAGGTGCAGTACGCTTTACAGTCGTAAGTACTACTAATGCAGTACAGATTTCTGAAGATTCAACCTTTAGTACCATATTTACTGTTCCTGCTGGGCAAATTTATACAATAGATTGTGCTAACATGACTAATATTTACTTGCAAACATTATTAAGTACTGTTGTAAACTTCAACTTCGCCACTGTATAGGAGAAATAATGCCAAAGAACGCCACAAAATGGTCTACCAACCCTCTATCAACAACTAATCAACGCGTCTATGACTCGACAGTTATTTACGATACGACGGTGACTTACGATGGCATTACAACGGGCCAGAGTGCCTTTACTACTAAGAAGCCGACTGTATGGTCAGTTGGGTCTAAAACGGCTACGCAGTGGCTCGCAAACTCTTCTCTCGGGAGCCTTGATGGTTATGATACATCAAGTGATACCTTTGATGGTGGTGGTTCAACCTCTGCCTTTGATAGCTATGATGGTGTATCGGCTGGACAGAGTATCCTTGGAACGAAAAAAGCTACAGTTTGGAGTACAACTTAATGGTTAACTTTCCCGCTAGCCTCGACAATGGCACATCTCTACCTTATCCTTCGGCACTTTCTAAGCGTAACTCTCCATCACTCGCAGGCCTCTCGGATTCGCAAAACGACGGTATTATTGCTGTTGAAACTAAGCTAGGTACGGGAGCCTCAACTCCTACAGCGAGTAATTTCTTAGTTGGTACTGGAGTGGGTATAAGTGCATGGACTAAGGCCGTTCCTGCTGGTGCAGTGGTTGGAACAACAGATAGCCAGACGTTGACTAATAAGACTTTAACTAGCCCGACAATTAACAGCCCTATCATCACTAATGCAACACTAACAACCGATTTAATCAGTGGGTTTACCACAGCTAACTCAGGAACTATCTACGGGGTAGGAGTTGTATCTGGAGCTATCAGCGCTGCTGGTACTATTAGTGGTGCTGCATTGGTTGCATCGAGTGTACAAACAGCCTCTATCGCTAACGGGGCAATCACTGCGCCAAAAATCGGTACTGATTCATCGTTTGCATGGACAGGAGTTTGGACACCCGTATATACAGCAACTACTGGCACTCCGACCGCAGTAACCACAAATAAAGCTCGTTATACGCAGATAGGTAAGACGGTTCATGCTAGGTTAGACTTTACTGTCACTACCGTTGGTACAGCGGCGGGACACATTAACTACACACTTCCAATCGCCGCGCTAGATACATCTGGTGCAGGCTGGGGTCAAGAAATAGCGGTTACAGGTTTTGCGGGTGCATCTTATATTGAGACAACGACCAAAGCAAGCGTAACACTTTATACTGGTGCAACTGGCTGGGTAGTTAACTATCGCTGGCTTGTTGGTATAACATACGAGGTAGCATAATGGCTACGAACTTCCCTGGATCAATCGACAACTCAACATCGCTTCCATACCCAACAAGCGGTAACTTTACTAATGGCCCTAGCCTCGCAGGTGGTCAGGACAACCAAAACGATGCTATCATTGCGACACAGACAAAACTCGGTAGTGGTGCCTCAACCCCGACCAACAATCAGCTTCTTATTGGAACCGGAATAGGTACATCTACATGGAGTAAATTAGCACCTACCGGTATTATAGTAGGTACGACAGATTCCCAGACACTAACAAATAAAACACTTACTTCTCCAACAATTAACTCACCTGTGATTACGAATGCTACCTTAACAACCGATTTAATCAGTGGGTTTACCACAGCTAACTCAGGTACTATATTTGGGGTTCCTATTACTACAGGGGTAATTCAAACTGCAAATACTGTTAGTGGTGCAGCATTAACTTCTGCAAGTGTTACTACTACACAAATAGCCTCAGGTACTATTGTTCCGGGTAATCTTAACACCTCTACTTTTAACAGGTTTTTACTCCTAACTGGTACATCCCAGTCGCTTGCAGCAAGTTCTGGTACGACTTTAAGCAATTTTACAACTACTACTAATACCGGTAGCTTTACAACTACTTCATCAAGTTTCACTATACCAGCAACGGGAGTCTATTCATTATGGTTTGCTGGTTTATTTGATGGTACTAACTTTCGCTGTGATTGTAATATTGTTAATACAAAAATGGCACAATCGTTTAACCAAACTTTTGGAAAAATAAACACGAGTAGTGTTGAAACACTTACAGCCGGTACGGTGATTTCGGTATCAATCACAAACAACAGTGCTTCAATTGCAACAATTAGTAGCTATTATTTTGGCGCGTATAGGTTAATATAATGGAGACTAGAACATGCTAACATACACAACAATGTGGAATCGAGCAATAGACATGACAGGAGTAAACGCCTCGTCTAATACCCAAGACCTTTTAAATATTCAAATGGACATTAACCAGGGCCTTAGGTTATTCAAAAATGCTTCTCGCCGTTACTGGACACGAGCCGAAAAATCTGCAAGTTTAGTAGCTAATCAACAATATTATCTCTTACCTGCCGATCTTGTAAGGGTTACAGAAGTTAAAGTTGTCTCTAACGGTCTTACTTTTCCGCTTACTCAAATAGACTCAGAGGCGATCTGGAATAAACAAAATATCATTCCTTCAATGACAATCAGCCTTCCGCTCTATTACTTTATCCGTGGCAATGGTGAGATTGGTTTGTGGCCTGTACCGTCTCAGAACACATCTAATGCCCTTGTGGTATCGTATGAGCCAAGACTTGCGGATATGAGTATAGATGACGTTACAAGCACTGTGAATAGCCTTGCACCTACCGTTGTTACTGCCACCGTTTCAAACGGTTCAACAACAGTTACTTTCTCGGGTAGTATTATCACTGCTTCAATGGTGGGACGTTGGTTTACAGTTAACGATGGAACGGACGGTAACTGGTACCAGATTAGCTCATTCAACTCATCAACCTCGTTTGAACTCGTAGGAGATTACCAAGGTATTTCAGGCGGTGCTCATACCTTTGTGATAGGCCAAGCCCCTGACATTCCAGAGGATTATCACTTAGGACTTGTTTATTATGCTGCATATCAATATTACCTCAAGCGTTCAGACAATGAGAGCGCTATGCTTTATAAATCGCTCTTTCAAGATTTACTTACTCAATACATTGAGGTTTATGCTGCTAAGACGACAGGACAAGTGCAATACGATATGGGTAATATAGCATACAATATACTTACCATCCCACCAACTGGTTTAACAAGTTAGGACTACCATGGCTCAAAATGCTAAGAATACAAATAAGTTCAAAATCAACATGGGGGCTTTCTCTGGTGGTATGTCAGTAGACTTTAAGAATGGTGTGGCTGCTTCGTTTTATAACTCGGTTGCTTTAGACTTTCGCAAGAAGTCTTCTCAAATGTCTGTACTTCCAGGACTAGCGACAACAATTACTAACTTACTCGACCTTCCAGTTGCAATGCTTCAAGACCCAACAGGGGTGCGTTGGATGGTTGGTGACCTCGGAAACCTATACCGAGTCAATGTCAACAACATAGCAACTAAGGTAGCCCAACTGAGTTCTGCGAGTGGACACGGCTTAGAATACAACCAGCTATCGGACATGCTCTATATCTCAGGTCAACAAACTATTTCTCTGTACGGCCCAATTACCTCAACAGTTACTAGCGCAGTCTTTTACTCAGACCTGTTTGGCAAATCTGCCTCTGTAGTCAACGGACTGATAAACTTATATAACCCCGCAACGAATAACTACGATACAACCCAACGCAATAATGCCCAGTCTATTGGCTTGAACGTTGGTATCACTACGTCTACACAAGTCAGTAACTCAACATCATCGACCTATGGAACATATGTACTCAAGAACACGATTAGTGAAGCCGTGGGAGACTTTACAACCTTTGCCCCAGACATTGAACCATTTTACTCTATTGCTGTTTATGTGGGTGTAAAGGGTACGGGTGATTGGACATTGACTCTGCATGATGGATTTAATAACAAGCTCGCAGCTGTAACAATTACTAATGCTAACATTATTGCCGGAGCATTTAATGAGTTTGTATTTACCGCCCCGGGAATTAGGTCGTTTACTGGTGCGGTACAATCTGGCCTGAGTGCCGCCTACCACTTTCACCTTACTTCATCGGTAGCGGGCGATACGGCCTCGGCGTCTTCCGTTCTTGACCCATCAACAAATACCACTACAGCCGTAGGGGTTAACTTTCTACTTTACGTCTACCGTATGGTTAAGACTAACAATACTTGGCATCCAATGACCCTATTTACCGGCTCTACTACTTTACTTTGTATAGGAAACGGTCAATATATCTCTACGTATAACCTATCAAATGACCAAAACCCCTCTAATAACGTCTATCAACGTGAGCGCTTTCCATTAGATGCTGGGTATGAAGTCTGTGGCCTAACCTCAAATAACCAATATCTAATTATTGCTGCAGAAAAACGTTCAACGAATGCAACGAATAGTTACCAAGATGGTTACTTGTATTTCTGGGATGGTACGAACCCAACCTACAACTTCAAAGTTCAGATACCGATGGGAGCACCATATGCTATTAAAACATTTAATAATATCATCTACTTTGTCTGTGCTGGCTCACTTTATGCCCACTCGGGAACTGCCGGAACCTCAGCTATTAAGATTCGACCAATTAGCTACCAGAACACCGATTATCTTGGTACTGTTGATACTACCTATGTTAATCCAAACATGATGGATTCACGCTCTAACCTCTTAATGATTGGTTACCCTTCAACCACAACAAATATACAGAACAACTTCGGTATTTATTCATGGGGAACAGTGGAGCTTATCTACCCCAACTCTTTTGGTTTGTCGTACCAACTTGCTAATGGCCAAACAAACTATTCAGCTTCAAACCTACTCCGCATTGGTATGATTAAGAACTTTGTTGATACGATGTATGTTTCATGGAGCTATAAAGACTCTGGCGGTATAACACGCTATGGGGTAGATATTACTAATAACTCCTCTGGCCCGGCAACTACCTTTGCATGGGACTCCCTTATATGGGACGGTGGCGCACGCTATAAGATGAAACAAGCCATGCGCCTTAAAATCAACTTCTTACCACTACCTATAGGTTCAACGATTACCGCCTACTATCAGATTGACCGTGGTACTAAAATTACTGCCGATGTATTATCGGGGAACACTTTCACGGCTAGAGTGGGAGAAACTGAGTTAGTTGTTGAATTAGACTCTGCACGTTTCCATGAAATACAGTTTGGCTTTACGGGTACTACGACATTAGCAACTACTACTCCACCTACCATTACTGGCGTAGTCCTCGAACTTGACCCACTATCTGGCGAAGTTGATGTACGAATGGATGACAAAGAATGAACAATGACAATTTAATGTCTAATATGCCAAATGACTCAATGTCATACGCAACCTATACGCCTATTTTTGGTAATATGAACTTCATGATTGCCCCATCTAAATCTGGTGAGGTTTCAAATACTTTTGCTACTGTTTCTAATCCACCATCTGTTGAGTCTTTAGTATATATGCAACAGATGAGTGCCCAAACTATGCCTACTTCTATTGTGAGTGGACAAAATACCGGTAATCAGAATATCCAAGGGGCTTACACGGTACAAAATGCTGTTGGAACTACTCAAGTATCTATTGGCTACACGCAGACGGCTACAGGGGGTTATTAGATGGCAACCCCTGGCATTATCATTACTCAGCCAGGTATTGACGCACGAACCGCTGCCGACTATCAGATGATATTTAACTCTAACTGGCCATCGTTACAGATTGCTTTTGAAGGGGTTATTTCTGTTTCAGCTGGTGGAACGGGACAAACTGCCCATAACCTAGGTTTCTATCCCATAACGATGGCATGGTACTCGGTAAATGGGGTGAGTATGGGCCGGTGGTATGGCACAACCTCTTTTGACAAAACAAATGTGTATATTGCTAATACTGGTAGTTCTAACTACTTTGGTGCAAGACAGACCACATCAGATGTAGTAGTGAGTATTAAATGCTATAACATTGATATTTCACAGAGTAAGGACTATACCCTTCCCCTTGCACCAACATTTAAAGTTCCCTATGATTCTACATATGGTATTAAAGTAGTAAAGAATGGTAAGGCAATTACTTCTACAGACTTAAGGGATTTTATCTTACATTCTCGTGCGCAATCACCTGCTATACTTTCTATACTTACTCAGGACAAGGGAAAAATTGGCGGAGGGATTAAAGCTATTAGTTACACAAACCCCGCAAATTATGCACCGTGGGTTCTTGGGTTTATATCTGTCGGTGGTGATAATACTAAATATCAATGTTATCCTCCAGGAGGGAACCAGGCAGCACCCGCATTTTTCCAATTGGGTTCAACTGCTATAGTTTGGACAGATGGAATAACGGGTAACGGAACATTAGTAGTTCTTCGCGACCCACTTGTCTTAGCAAATAAAACACAGGTAATCTATAATGGCTAATAATGGCCCTATTTCGGTATCGGCTTCTGGTACATCACTACAAAATGCTTCTGGTGCTCAGGTTACTTTTAATACTCGGTACCCTTTTCACAAACTTGATTCTACTAATAATAGTAGCTTTAAAGTCATCACTATACTTATTGGTGTAGAACCGCCTAATCCTGTAGCACCTACGAGTGTTGCTACTTATTCAGAAACATTAATTTATTCGTTTGCTCATGGCTATACCTACGTACCATCTACATGGTTTCTTATTTCACTAGACAATTTTCAAACTACTATTGGCCCAGAAGGTAATGCTTTTTTGGTACAAGGACAAATACCTGGCTCTACTAATGCCATATTAAATATTCGGGTTGATGCAACAAACGTCAATTTTTATATCACGAAACGATGGGGGTATATCTTTGGTACACCTGACCCCGTAGCACCCAATGTTGTTGGAACTACCCTTTATGTACGCTCATATGTTTTCGTCGAGGATTTAGTTGGAAATGGAGTTTCGGTTAACCCATGATATAATAATTTCATGGATGAACGTATTCTTTATGATGAAGAGGATAAAGAGTTGGTACTCTCTCATAGATGGAGTTTGAAACATTCAAGTTCAAAACAAAAAAAGACATTTTATTATGCACGTACATATATAGATGGAAAGTCTATCACGATGCACAGACTTATTATGGGTAATCCTATAGATATGGAAATAGATCACATAAACCACGATACCCTAGACAATAGAAGAGGTAATTTGCGGATTGTAACTCATAAAGAAAACATGGCCAATAGAAAACCTAATGCATATAGTGAATCGCTTACAATCAAGAATAAATCTGGATTTAGGGGTGTACATTGGGATAAAGAGAGAAGAAGATGGCGGGCGTATATAGTAAAAAATGGTAAAAATGTACAGTTGGGAAGATTTGATAATATTCTTGAGGCAGCGGAAGCATACAAAAAGGCAAATGTATTATATAATTCGCATTGATAAACACACATAATTAGTGCTATTATAACTTATATAGGCAATTATTTCAGCCCCCAAGGAGGGTTTTTTTGTATTCATAATGAATTTTGACCAACTAGCCCAAGACGCCAGCAAACAAGGAGCAGCTAACACAGCTGACTACACTAATAAAGCCAATCAATATGCTGGCGACTATTCTAATTACCAAAATCAGGCTAATGCTGCCAGCCAAAATATTCAGGCTCAAAATGACTACATGAAGGGTGCTGGTTCCGCCAATAATCTTTACTCAAATGCTTTTAACACCCAAGCGGGCCAAACAGGATATAACCAGAATGCCCTACAGCAAGCTCAAGCAGGCTTAACAAATGCAGTTGGTACACAAGCAGCATATAACGATTATGCAGGCCAGGCGGCTTCTAAATGGGGTCTTAATGCGGGTGGCGTTGCTTCAGCTAATGCTGGTGCAACTCAGGGGTTGAATAACAATATCGCTTCTCAAGGTGGCGCATTGGCTGCACAGCAAAAAGCTTTCGAACAAGCCCAAACTGGGGCAAACCAACAAACGGGATTAAACCTTCAACAGCAAGCTTCACAATTAGAGGGTTACAAGAATGCCTTTAACGCAGCTGCTGCACAGCAAAAGACTGCCCAAGACTCTATGCTTGCCTACCAGAAGATGGCCCAAGACCAAGGTGGTCTTACTGCACAACAAGTACAAGGCTATCAGCAAGCCAAAGCAAATTCAGCAGCAGCCCAAGCCTCACTCGCGGGTGCTCAGCAAGCCATTGCTCAAGCTCAATATGCTCGTAGCCAAACCACTGGCCAAGACCTTGCAAACCAAAAAACACAGTCATACATTAACTCAAATGCTTACCAGAGTTATCTTAATGGCCAAACGGATATTAACGGACAACCTCTACAAGGAGGAGTGAGTCTATCACCAGCCGTCCAACAATATGGAAATTATGGCCCGGGTGTATCAAGCCTGCAGGGTAGTAATGGTCAATCAATGATGGTACCTAATTTCTAAGGATTATTATGAACCCAAATTTTTCACTTAACCCAATCATAGATAACGCGCAAAACGGCCAACAAAGTATGCAAAGTACTTCTGCCGTATCTCCTGCGGTTCAATACGGAAATGTTATACCACAAATGGGTGGTAGCCAACCAACAAATACTGCACCAAAAGACTCTAGTAACTGGTTTACCCATTTACTTCCAACTATTGGAAGTATTGCAGCCCCAATTATTGGCGGATTAGCAACGGGTGGAACTGGTTTACTTGCCGGAAGTGCATTATCGGCAGCTGGTGGTGCTGGTGGACAGGCGTTAGAAAATTTAATTGAAGGAAAAGACCCATTACAACAAAATGTTGTTGATTCTGGTGTTCAAAATGCCTTTGGTGGATTAGCTGGTGGATTACTTGGTAAAATTGGTGGCAAATTACTACCTAAGGCAGCTTCTGCATTCGGGAATGCTTCAGATAACCTTATTATGGGTCAAGCTGTACCAGGTGCTGTTAATAAGCAGCTTGCTAATACTCTTCGAACCCAATATGGCTCTACTAACCTAGCAAAAACAGCTGAAGGCGCACAAATTGCAACTGGTCAAAATACTGGTATTGATAAGATTGTTAATTCAATTCTGCAACGTGGAAATGATAATGGTATTAGTACTAAGATTAGTGGGTATGGTCGTTTAGGTAACAAGATTAACAGCCCGGAAGTTAATAATGCCGCTGTTGCAAGTGGATTAGGTGAGGGAACTAAGGGCGCGGGTGTTGTTCAATCTTATATTGATACGTTATTACAAAAATATAACCCTGAAGCTATTACATCTATTAATGGCAAAGCTGGTAACGTAGTAAAAGGTTTTGATAATGGTGTATTAAACACCCAATCGCCCCTAACTATTAAAAAGATGACCTCTGATATGGGTAGTACTGCTAGCACCTGGATGTCTTCTCGTGACCCAACAATTATTGCTCAAGGTAAGACACTTCAAACCATTCGCAATAACTTTAATGACCTTTTGTCTGGCCCTGCTGGTGGTAATGCAATGCCTGTAACGATGGCAGATAAAATAGCAGCTACACAAGAACTAGCGCCATTAGAAGCAACTAATAAAAGTTTGTATCAGGCTTTAGTTGATAAGATACATAGCCCAGATGTGGCAACTGTTGGAGATTTACGCTCAATTGAAGCCCCACTAGTACGCTCAAACATTGCCGTTAATAATACTTCTCAAGCAATAGATAAAAGTGGTGGCTTAAGTCTAACAGATATGTTACCAATGGGTGGTGGTGCTGCTGGTTTTGGCCTGGGCGGTATTCAGGGTGGCGTTACTGGTTACTTAGCAGGCAAAGCCCTAAAAAGTCAGCCAGCTCAAGTTGCTGGTGCGGGGATATTAAGTCAACTCTCAAAAGTTGCCGGTAGTGATACTGCTAAGAAAATGTTACCTATATTATCAAAAGTTGGTGCAACTACGGCGGTAAACATTCCGACCATGGGCGCAGGAGCAACACAATCAACTATAGACCAACCTACATTAGGAGGAGAAATGAATAACCAACAAACTGGAATTTCACAACCAGGAAAACAACCGGCCCAGACACCGTATGACCAAATGGTACAAGCTGCGATTGCACAATCAATTTTAGACCCAGGTAATGGTAATGGTGAAGCATTCCTATCAGGAATTGCACCAAAACTACAAGCACGTCAAACACTACAGAGTATGTTACCAACACTACAGACAGCCTACGATACAGCTGGTGGTGCTCAAGGTCTTGGCGGTATCGGTTCGATGGCTTCAAGCTTGTTCCCCGGAACTGCAGCTAATGCCTATCAATCACAGCAACAAGCAGTAGCGGGACAATTGGCAAATACTCTTGGAATATCAAAAGAAGAAGCACTTGCTATGTTGCCTCAACTTATGCAGGATTCTGCTACGTCTGCTAACCGAATATCGGGACTTAACAGTATTGTTGGTAGTCTTGCAGGTGGTCGTTAAGACTCATTGGGTATAACGGTTACTTTTAGTTTCTTATCTTCTGAGTCAAAGTCCATTTCAAATTGTAAATCTTCTTTTGCATCATAACCAAGGCGGTTAGTTGCTACAAACTTTAGAAATCCACCAATAGCACGGCCATCTTCTTGAAAGTGACGATTGCGTAGTTCATTAATGGCAACAATATACTCTAGTTCATCGGCAGTTAATTCATATTCTGTTTCTTTATTAGCTTTAATTTTACCCATTATTTACTCCTATTCAATTTATTAAACATACTTTGTTCTTGCCTTACTAATATACTAAACACTGCCTTATATATATACCATTCAGAACCTTGGTCATGTAAACCGGCGAATGATATAGTATAGTTACAACCAACATTATTATCGCCATATTTGTCTATAAATTCACTATACTTACTAACTGAATCTGTTAAATCGTTAAAATAAAACGTTTCTTCGTAAGCGTAATCTGGCTTAAGTGCTACGCTCATACTATTCTTTTGGCTTATAACCATAACCTTTTGACTCATCGGGATATTGTTCAATAAACTCAGAATTAAGTTTTCCTTGTTTCCATGGTTGTATTAAATCTCGTTTATGTTCGGCCCGTTGCATATCTTGTTGGTATCTCTTATCTGTAATCGCACGTTTTGATACTACTGGTTTTTCACCTTGTGGGTAGTACACTCCGTCTATAATGACACCCTGTAACTTTGGCATATTATCTCCCTAGTGATTGATTCTTTTTTAGTAGTTCCTGTTCAGCTTCCCACTCAATAAGTTGTGGGGTTTTAGCTTCTGAAATACCTACAGGCGTACCGTTATCAGTTGTATAGGTAGGCGCATAACTACCGGGAGTGACGCCCGCTTGTGTGATTGTATTAATTTCTAAGTCTTGAGGTTCATGCTTATATATCTTATATGTGAGAACTGCAATAACACTTAGTACAATGACGATAAGACTCAGCAGTATATCAGTCATGTTTTTGTTCGCGGTCTTTAAAGGTTACTGCTACCGAAGCGGTTATAAGTTTAGCGACAACTGAAGTTGAGTTGCGCACCACTTCTTTAATAACAGACGCCGGGTCAACAACACCAACCTTTATCATATCTACAGGTTTGTAGTTAAAGTCTTCATCACGGAGGTTATACCCAAAGCCTGGTTTCGAGTTTAAGACTTTGTAGGCAGCTTGTTCCGTGTTATAGCCAGCATTATCTACAAGAGTTTTAAATGGAGCCTTGAAAGCTTCGCCAAAGTATTCAGATTTAGAGCGAAGAAGAACAGTACCACCGCCGGGAACAATACCACCATCTAAAGCAGCACGTACGGCTGAAATAGCGTCATCGGCACGTAGCTTGACTTCAACCTGTTCAACCTCTGTAGCCCCACCAACACGGATAATAGCAACCTTACCGGTTAGCTTTGAAATACGGTCATGTAATGCTTCTCGAGTTCCCTGTGATTCAGATTCAGCCAGTTGTTGGCGTAGGTCATTAATACGCTTTTGGGCAACGTCTGATTGACCCTGAGCACCAATAATAGTTGTCTCAAGTTCATTGATGATTACCTTATCAGCACCGCCAAGCATATCTTTAGTAAATGAGTTAGGATTAGCGCCAATAGTAAGAACTTGGCCACCAGTCACGATTGCAATGTCTTCAAGGAACAATGAACGCATTGGGCCAGAATTAGGAACGTCTACTACAGTTGCGTTCAAGACACCCTTTAACTTATTAAGAATAAGAGTAGCAAGTGCTTCTTCTTGCACATCGGCAATTATAACTACTTCAGCGCCCTGGTTGCCACCTTCAATAATCTTACCGATTAATGGGGTAATGTCGGCAGCGGTTCGAAGGGGTTTATCAGAGATAAGAATATCAACGTCTTCATGTACCGATTGCACGGCCGTTGGGTCATTAATAAGATTGACGTGCGTAAAGCCCCGGCGGAAATAAAGACCCTTAACAAGTTCGGAGTAAGTGCCCGAACCAGCAAAATCCTCTACAATAACACCGCCATCAAGCCCAACTGCACCAATTACATCGGCAATTAGATGGCCTAATGCTTCGTCGCCAGCTGATACAACTGCTACGTGCTTTAGTAATTTGGAATCAACATCAATTTTAATTTTATCAATCTGTGCAATAATTTCTAAAGCAGTTTTTTCAAGCATCTTTGCTACTTGCATACGATTGTAGCCAGCACCAATAAGTTTCCGTGCTTCTTTATAAAGGTTACGAGCCAAGATAACTACAGCAGTAGTACCATCGCCTACCTTAGTATTGTTTTTCTTAGAGGCCTGTACGATTGTCCGAGCAGCCATATTTTCTACAGCGTCTTCAAGATAAACATTCTTTACGTTCGTAACACCATCACGGCTAATCATTGGGTCGCCATAAGGAAGCTCTAGGATTGCGTTACCCGCACCCGGCCCATAAGCAGCTTTAGCAACCTTATATATAGCCTCAACACCACGGGCAATTTTTGCATCTAATTCTTCATCTGAAATAACTTCACGTACTTGTTTACTCACTCTTATAACCTCGAATATCATTAATATCAATAAAGGCAAATATCTTATCGCCGTCTTTTACTTGAGAGTCATCCTTGAAACCCTCAAAGTATATTTTGCTTCCGATTGGAGGTAGGTCTTTAGCGTCTTCATCAGTTACTTTTAATAATATGCCACTTGTCTTTGTGTCATACTTTTTTTCTACTGTGTAGACTCCTTCCCATTCTTCCGTTAGTTCAACTAATACGTTTCCGTTCATAGGTAAGAGATTTATCATAGACACATTGTAGCATAAAAGGTATAATGTCAACTATAAGGCACTAAGCATAGCCCTCTCAACAGGGGCTTATTTTTATTTAAGGAGAAAATCATGGCAGACAAAAAAGGCTTCGGTAAATCAGCACTATTATCTTGGGTAGCTGGAAAGAAAAAACCTGGTGCTGACGAAAAGCAAGAAATGAGTTGGAAAAATAAGGCAACTGTTAAAAAAGTTAAGAAAATTGCCGATAAAGACGATGTTAAAGAAAAAAACGACTAGATATAATGGTGGACTATTCATATTTAGGAAATATCAGCGGTATTATTATACTTGCTTCATTATTTCTTAAATATATATCTAGTAAAGATAAATCACAGGAATTACGTGATGAAAAGTTTGTAACAGCAATTGATACCATGGCTCGAACGCATAGAGATGTTGCCATATCCAATAAAGAAATTGCTAAATATACAAAACAAGGGAATGAAGAAGCCAAAGAACGAAACGGCCACTTAGCAGAACTTCAACTTGAAGGAAAATCTGCAAGTAATGCAAATGCTATTGCCATACTTGAAGCAGTAAAAGAAATTAAAACACAACATGTTTCAGTTCAAAACGTCGATAAGCAAACTATTAAAGAGGAGATTAAATAACATGGGTAAATACATACAAGTTCGTGGTGCAGATACAGGGATTACATATACAGGCGGTTGGTGTTTAAAAGCCGTTGCTGACGCTTTTGGAACCCCTCACATCTTTCCTACTGCCACAGCAGACTGGTTAAGCGGAGAACACAACGGTGATACTTCTTTAGGAAACCATAACGGTCAAACCCCACCCGATGGTGTACAGGTTCCCGTATACTTATCATTAAGTAAAGTACCAGCAGGTGATGTTGCTATTTCTCTAGGCGACGGAAGAATAGCAGCTGCTGCACAATCGGGCACACACAAGGGTCTTTATATCTATGGCTCATTACAGGCATACATTAATGACTATTCTCGTTATAATGGCGGTGCTACATATCTTGGATGGAGCGAGGGTACTGAAAATACTCGAGTCGTTTCATACCAACCAGATATTACCACTCAAGATTTAACCCAAACTGACGCTATTCCATTCATGGAAGAAACTCAAGAAGATTCATTCTTACCCGTTGGGCAGTCTAAAACAGTTCAAGTAGGCATTGACGGTTCACATACCATTGTTACTCGCATAACCTATTCAGACGGTTCTCAGACAGGTTCTACGGTACTTTCAGATACTACTGTTCCAGCAGTTCCACATATTGTTGCAAATGGTACACAAGTTCCAGTAACTATACCCGACCCTACCGTACCTGTTGAGCATCCAGTTAACCCGACGCCACCAGTTCCACCAAAGTTACCAGCTGGATTTTGGCAAGCCATCATTGATTTCATCACTTTTATAGTAAAAAACGTAATTTTAGGAGTTAAATAATATGAACCTCGCACAATATAATAAGCTCATTGTATTTGTTATCACTGCAATTCTTACATTAGTACCGGCTTTCTGGCCTGACCTACCATCTTGGTGGCAAGCTATTGTGCTTCTTGCCGGTGCGTATGGTATTTATAGGGTTCCCAATATTACAATTAAATAGATGAGTGACTTTACCCGAATTTCTAAAAGTATTCAAAAGCTTATAGATGAAGCGAAGGAACGTCGTAAGCCTAAAATTGTGCAATATTGGCATAAATTACTAAAAAGACTAGCAAAGATGAATAAGAAAAGCTAATATTTAGAAGCCCCTATTTACATTATTAACTTGTGGTAATTAGCAAAATAATAACCCACGTACATGCGTGGGTATTTTGTTATTGTGCTTATTCTTTACTTAGTTTATTATTGACGCATGAACAGTCTTGAAAATATGTCAAGTCGCGAACTTATCAACCTCCAAACAGAGGCTAATAATGGTGGGGATTATGAGCTAGCTCGCCAAGTTATTGATAGGGAACTACTCCGTCGCAGCCTGGCCATACAAGCACTCAGTGTTGTTAATACCCCGGCCTGGGACATGCTTGAGGGTACAAACTAGCATGGAAAAGCCGTGGCCTTCTCGACACGGTATTGCGCTACGTATTGAAGAACTACACCTACCCGAATCCCGGCTTGACCTTAGCAACCCCAATAATATTAATAATCATCACTACGGTCATGCCCGACGGTGGTTTTCTCGTTTGGCAATTTTACAGACTTTCCGTGATTTAGACCGTGAACAACAACAAATCCCGATTGATACGCATGTTCTTGGTCATAAACTATTCAGTCCCCCAATGATGCCGACCCCTGAACAAGCCTTAAGTAACGTAATGGACGCCTACGAACAAGATGAACTATTACGCTATGGGAGTGCCCGCAATCCTAAGTACGAACCTATTACCTCGCACTTAATAGACCAACTTGTTCATGAATACAATGGACTACGAGCATGAGCCACGAATTTGAACTACAAGAGGCAACTGAAGAGTTGTATGAAGCCTCGTTAGAACTTAACAAAGCTAGTGAGCGCTATAACCAAGCTATCTTGGCTCGCATTGCGCTACGGACAATTATTAATCAGGAGAACCACTAATGGAGTTTATTCACGATACCCCGTACAACAAACATGAACACAATCATCTTGAATGGACAGATGAACAACTAAGCAATGAAGCGGCCCTATGTGAGCTTTTGCTTGATAAATGGCAAGTAAGTGAGGAACGACGCAAACAACTTGGCAAACGCGCTCTACTCACGCGAGAAGAGATCATAAACCGCTATGGTGAACGTTACCAAGAAAGTTAGAGTTAATATGGAACAAGAACCTAGTTTTACGGTTGAAATTAACGATAAGAAATATGAGCTATCCCAGAGCAATACGACGCTCTATCGCCATTTAGGAGCTAAGGCACTTGACCATTTCTTTTTAAAAATTGGTGAAACAGAAACCACCATAACTGGTACCCGTTTCTTCCGTGAAATATTTGCAGAAGATTCTTTTGATACTACCTCTAATTACATGCTACAAAAAGGTTATGAAGCTCACTTAAATATCCACGAACCAGGCGAGGATGATATGGAAGCCTATATTCGCTTTAGTAACCGAAGCGAAGAAACACCCGACTGGCTTCCCGAAGCTTAAAAGGGGCGGTTACACTGGTCAAAAACCGCCCCTCTACACTAATCACGCGTTATGACAATATAAAAAAGCATTCATTGGGCCGTAAATCTTCCTTATGCAACCAAGTGGTTAATGTCATACTACCTCCCTACGCCGAAGTAAACAGCGGTACACTTGCACCCTACAAGCTAGTTAATAGTATATTTTAGTATTGATAGTCTGAATGTTAGGTATTTCACATAAAAACAATAAAATAAACTTATATTTTAGTATACCTTTAATAGTCCCTATTTTTTGAACGTAACCGCTCAGGGGGACTCTGACATGTGCGAGGTGTTCAATTCATGGAGCGATGCTCTTGGACATTGATAAGCCTTGCTGTTGTGTATTCCCCTGTTCTGGTAGCGACATCAATGTCGGAACCAAATGGGTATTGAAGGTATGTGAGAGGGTACTGGTGTGTTGTCGCTTCACTCCCACTCTACGAATTTGGCTTGCGGACTGGATACCGTTGTCCTACCGTGTTACTCAGGATTGCTCCTTTTAGTAGTTCCCCCACAGTTACCTTCAATTGTTATAGACAGAAATGGAGCTGGGCGACTGTGTGAGGTAAGGATTTCATAATCGCTAATGTTGCGATTATTGCTAGCTTTCCCGCCTCAGAGTAAGCACTCCCCATTGCCATCTATAACTATACTTAATTGTTAAGGTAAAAGTGGTCATTGACGCACCTCCTGTACCACAAGCCGTACAGGTAGCCATGTTCCTTTTATTTACTTGGCTCTTTTACGTCCCCAAGTCGGTGCAGGAAACCGTCCCTAGACTGAACATAAGAAAAACGCCCGGTTAGGGGCGTTCCATAGTCATCTGTCATATATTATTATAGACAAGATTAATAAGAATGCAAGCCCCTACGCTTGTTTTAATAGCAAGTCATTTTTGACAGATGACGAGCTACGTAGAATTATAAACCTAAAGCATAATGATTACAATAAGAAAATCACCGCTTCCTAACAACAATGGGGACAGCGGTGATAAAACTTGGAGGGTATATTGGTCAGGTGCGTAACCAATGCCTACATAATAACATAAGCAATGAAAAAACAACAAGCTCGAAAGCCTGTTGTAATGTTTGTTTAAGAGTGTACCCATTCATATGAAAGGTGAGTATATATGAAACCTAAGGTGCGTTGCTTGACAGGTTCCGGATTGCTTACCGGTATCAAGTAATAAGCTAATAATACGCTTACGGTTGTTTAATTACAAGAAGAAAAAGAAAAACCGCAGACGGTGGGCGAACTGCGGTTAATCTCATCGGGGTGAAAGGACTAAGTAGCATAAAGACACTACAAAAGCTCCCGATATATTCCTATCATAACAGATGAGAGATTATAGCGCAATTATTCCTAAAAGCCTTTCTTTTTTTGCACGACCGTGATATTATAGATACATAACAAAGTTCAAGAAAGGACTATAAATGCCAACACTAGTCGAAGTAAAAGATGAAATTAAAGAATCACTTGTAGATATAAATAAATCGTTTGTAGATAAGTTTTTGTCTTACTACGACGATTCTGCCCGAGCAGAGCAAGGTAAAAATAGCAAAGGCTATGATAAGCCTAAAACAGTAAGTTCACAGCCGGTAGAGGTATTGTCTGGGTTAGTTAAAAAATTCCATAACCTTGGATTACCAATAGACGGTGTAAATGTCGTTATCACTGGTAAGAATATGGCTATGGTTACGTATAACGGTTATAAGAATAAGGTACTTGAAACCTACCCAGAAACAGAGTTTGATGTACAGCTGATACGAGAAGGCGATACCTATAGCTTTGCAAAAGAAAGCGGTTCGGTGATTTACTCTCACAATATCAGCGACCCATTCGCAGATAGCGAACCTAAAATTATCGGTGCGTACTGTGTTATTAAGAACAAGCGGGGTGAATTTCTTGAAACCTTGAATATGAACGATTACAAAGAAATGAAAAGCGGTAGCAAACAATCTGCTTTATGGGATAAATGGGCAAGTGAGTTTTGGCTTAAATCGGTTATTAAACGTGCTTGTAAACGCCACTTTAATGATATTGTTTCTGATATTGATAAAGTTGACAACGAAGATTTTGGTTTATCTGATGAGATAGTAGACAGAAGCACACCAACTGAGAAATGGGTGCCACGTTCGGATGAACCTATGAGCGAACAGCAAAAAGAAATCCTTGACAACCAACTACGTCAACGAAGCATTACGACCGATGACGAAAAGAATAACTGGATGTGGGACAACTATGGTGCTGGATATGATTTACTTACCGAGGAACAAGCCGCAGCCGTTATAAGTGACCTACAGGCTGAATATAAAGAAGGACTAGCTAATACAAAGCAAGTTAGAGATAGGTCAAAAGAATAATGATTAATAAAGGAGAACAGCATGAATAAGCTTTTTAAAGATTTTAACTGGAAGAAGGGTAATTTTAATGAAGCACAAAAAGCGTTTGTTGAAGAATACGGGCAAAACCAAATAAACATATACCTCAATGGTAAAACTAATAAAGAAATAGCAGAAAAACACTTAAAGGCTGTTTATAAACAATTAGGGAAACAAGACCCTAAGGTTACTTGGTATGATTCACCTGAACATCTCGCCAAAACCGTGTGGGCTTCCGTGGGGGATTCCGTGAGGGCTTCCGTGAGGGCTTCCGTGGGGGATTCCGTGTGGGCTTCCGTGAGGGCTTCCGTGGGGGATTCCGTGAGGGCTTCCGTGGGGGATTCCGTGAGGGCTT